GAGACGGCGAGTGGGCCTCCCAAACGCGGAGGCTCTCTTTCTCGGGCGCGACTCATACGCAGCCGCGCGACCAGGGCGTCCATACGCGATGCCCACTGCCGTAGCCAGACTCGGAGGGATATACAATGTACATCGCCATCATTACGGCTCGCGAGGCTTTGATCGTGAAGCTGGTGACCTGCGGCCGTGATGGCCGCCGCTCGCTGAAGGGGTGCAGCCGCCGCGTGCGGAAGGCCGCTGTGGCGAGCGTCGCGACGCTTCCGCGGCCGTGGCAGGTCCAATTCCCGGCTTATCGGACGCGCTACGCCGCGGTGCAGGCGGCGCGCCACTACTGCCGCGATAACGGCGTCCACCTCCCTCTGATCCAAGAGGGTAGTGTGTGAGTCAGCTCGTTACAATCACATTCACAAGGAGACGTGATGGAACCAGAGATCGCGGCTCATCTGGCTGAGTTGGGCGCCAAACTGCCGGATTGGCCGCCGGCCGGTGGGGTGTCTGACCCGCCATCGCTAAGGACGTACCTCAGGCGGAAGAATAGTCAGTCGGCCTTCTGGGTAACACGCGATGTTGAAGGGCCGGCTCGGTCTACGCACGGTAGCGGCATACGGTCGGATGAGCCGCGCTTCGTGCAACTGCTGGCGGCCGCCAGTGATGCGCTCGAAGCGGCAGTCCCTCCCTCGCCGGCTCTGCCATCGGGCGCGTTGGAATGGCCCGGCGTTCCACGGAAGTGGGCTAACCTACGGACGGCCGCGGGGACGAAGCCCAATCCAGAGGGCACAGTGCGCCCCAATAACGCGGATTGGGCGCGTTTACGCGCCGCATCCGGCGCGGCGCACCGCGAAACCGAGCGCGTACCGAGTGCGCGTGATGAGCGCGTCTACCGCCATGTCGCGAGGCGCCTGATTGGGTGCGGGCCGGCCGCGCTCAAGGCCGGGCACAGGCCTCGTGTGCGGATCCGCGCGGAGACGTCGCTCGGCTACCCATTCATGGGGAGCGATGCAGATTTTAAGCGGGCTTTGCTCCGGATGGTGGAGCGCAATGGGCACAGCATAGTTGATGCTTTGCACTCTGGTAATTTTGCCACGCTGTACGAGCGTTTCGGAATGGCGGCGGTGACCGTGGTTGGACGCAGGTATCAGGAGGCGGAAGCATCTCTCCGCGCTGGGCAATGGGTCCCGCGGGAACGCACGGTGACGAACTGGCGCGGCGAGGTGGCCGTGTCGAAAAGGCGGCTGGGCGTGGGATTCGATGAATACGGAGTTTTCTCAGCCCGGTCGCGGCCAATTATGCCGATGGGCTTCGTGTGGAGCCTGCTGCTGCGCGTGCTCGATCACTTCGCGACACGCGGATTGAAGGATACGCGCATGGCGCGCACCTTCATCCATCATGGACACGTGGATATAGCTGGTGCGTTGGACGGCGCGGACGAGCTGCACTCCGTGGACGCAACGCAGTTCGATTCAACATGCCCGGAGGCGATGATCCGCATCTACATCGACGAGTACGCGCGCGCGTGGGGCGAGGCGGCCGGGCGACTCCTGGCGGGCACCCTGACGGGCTGTCTCGTCGTCAACAGCGATGAGCTTGACGTGGCCGGTTTTCGCACGTACGGCCGGCTGACACAGCCGATAGGCTCTACTTTCCCGGGGATCACTTCCGGCACGCCTGAGACGTCGCGGATAGGGAAGTGGTATGGTTCGAGCAACGTTATCATCGCTGGCATGAACGCAGGCGTGGTGGGGCCTCTGGAAGACGAGTGGGACGCTGTTTTGGAGTTCACGCACCCACGCTTTCGTATGTTGAACTCTGGCGACGACTGCATAATCCTCCTATACGGCGCCACGATCGACCCGAAGCTCTGGAAGGATTTGGTGCCATACTGCATATACGAGCCGAGCCCCTCTTTCTTGGGCGGCGTCGTCGTGTCAGCGGGGACGCGGCGCTACGTGGTGCACCCAGATCCGACGTCCCGCCCGATACGAGCGTGGGTGCGCGGTCGCTCGGCGGACGATCCCCAGGCTGGTTTCTGGGCCGTGGGTGAGGTCTACGGCAAGGGCAGTTATGACGCGCATCCGTCGATGCGCGTCGTCAACGCGACGATGGATGATGTGTTCGCGTCCTACTACGGAGTATCGTGGCGCGAGTATGCCGTTGCGCGTTTGGCGGGCGCGCAGCGGCCGGTCCCGCAGTTCAATTCGGACGCGGACCGGGAGTACTATATAAACCGCGACGCGATCCACTATCGGGTCGACGTCGATGAGGTCACCCCAGCTTTATTGGATGCGGACCACATAATCTGGGAGCCAACTGAATACGGCCGCTACCTGGCGGCCTTTGTGAGGAGGTAGCGATGGGCATCATGCAAGACGAGTCGGGCGGCGACCAGGCGGTCACAGCCCTACGACTGGTCAGTGACAACACGTACGCAACCGTGGAGGACATGGCCGAGCACCTGGCAATGCCGGAGTTGGCGCTGAGGGGCGTCCGTGGCGGCGCGGCTGGCTCCCGCGTCAGAGCGGTGCACGCCGCGTCAACGCGTGTGGAGACGCGTGTCGATGCGGAGACTGGGGAGGAGTATGAGGTCGAGGTGACCATCGAGGACGGCGCCGCAAGCGGCGCTGGCCCTAGTCCAAACGACGAACCGCCTGGCGGCGCCGAGTGGAGCGAACTGGTCTTCGTATCGCGATCGCCCGCGTCGGTGACGTGTTACGACGCATACGGACGTGTTCGCGACAGGTCGGTTGACTGGCCCGGCCTGTACATGCGCTACGAGGATGAGGAGGGGCGCGTCGAGTACGAGCCGCGCTCAGCACGCGCGGTGGATGCACAAGCGGACCTGCGCTACGTGGGTGCGGCCAGCGACCCATTCCGCGTGCTGCGCTGGCCGGCGACCACGCGGCCGGGCGCGTATGTGGTGATCGCCCCGACGCGCGGTGGGAAGACGACCTTCGCACGCTCGCTGTACGCAGACCACATGTACGGCTGCGCGGAACGCGGTGCGCCACTGGATTTCTCCCCGGCCTCACTGGGCTTTACGCTCGGCTGTGCGTTCGCGACGATGATGAGGACGAAGGAGCCCGTGGTCACCGATTCCCTCCGCTTGCCGGCGTTGTTGGGCACGGCACTGGGCGCCAAGGGCGTGCCGCGCGACGTGCAGGCGCTGCTGTCGCAGCTGGACTTCGCGTGCCGCTACGCCGGCGTCGCGGGCGTGTACACCATTAACTTCATGGTGGCGCAGCTCGACGAGGCGTCCGAGGAGCAGGTCGCCTCCTCCGTCACGGGCATGCTTAGGCTGGCCGTGAAGAAGGAAGAACTTCAGATCGCGGGCAAAACCGTGCAGATTCCGATGAAGGTCCGGGCCACGGTGGCCCCGGATATGAGGGAGCCCTTCATGGTGAAGGTCTCCGTGACGAGCAGCTCGGAGGTGAAGTAGATATGGCACGCAGTAATTACAATGAAACCCAGACGGTCGAGCAGTTGCTCGCACCGCCGGCTGGCCGCCAGGCCACGCCGGATGCTGAGGGTGGTTCGGGCCACGCCAGCAAGGCGGTCGTGGACGCCGCCGTGGCGGCATCCACAGCATCAGGCGCCAATCAGGGCGGCGATGATGTGACAACCGCGAACTCACGAGTGATCACAGAGGTTCTCGTGAACCGCGGTGTAGGCCGCATGCCCTGGGACGCGAGCACCCATCGCTCACGCGTGATCTTCGCGACGCGCTCGCTCTTCAG